GGTCAATCAATTTTTAGACCAAACGGTGGTGGTTCTAAGACTTATGGTTACTTTGCTGGTGGTAGAGACCCGTCTGGTGAACGAGATACTATATATCGTCTAGATTTTTCAAGTGGAACATTTAGTTCATTACCAAATTTGCCAAAAGCAGAAAGCGGATGGGCCGCAGTCTCAAGTAGTTCTTATGGTTACTTTGGTGGTGGTTATTTAGTTCCTCCCTTAACATCAAGTTTAATTATTCGATTGGATTTTTCAAATGATACAGTATCGAATACTAGTAATACTAGATTGTCTCAAGAAAGAGGATTTTTAGCAGCAACCTCAAGTAATTCTTATGGTTACTTTGGTGGTGGTGCTCCTCCTACCACTTGTAGCATAGATCGTCTAGATTTTTCAAATGAAACAATATCAACTCCTACACCTAAATTATCTTCTGCAAGACGACTTTTAGCAGCAACCTCAAGTAATTCTTATGGTTACTTTGGTGGTGGTTATAATCCAAGTCTTTCTGCTATTGTTAATACCATAGATCGTCTAGATTTTTCAAATGAAACAATATCAACTCCTACACCTAAATTATCTTCTGCAAGACAACAGTTAGCAGCAACCTCAAGTAATTCTTATGGTTACTTTGCTGGTGGTGATATTCCAAGTCCTCCTCCTGTTCTTCAGACATCTAATGTTAATACCATAGATCGTCTAGATTTTTCAAATGAAACAATATCAACTCCTACACCTAAATTATCTTCTGCAAGACAACAGTTAGCAGCAACCTCAAGTAGTTCTTATGGTTACTTTGCTGGTGGTACTACTTCTCTTATTCCTCCTTATACTTCTGTTTGTACCGTAGATCGTCTAGATTTTTCAAATGAAACAGTATCGCCAAATCCCTCTGGGTTACCAGCCGCCAGATTTGCTTTAGCAGCAGTCTCAAACTCAAACTAACATTATGAAAAATTTTTATTTTATGTCTGGTCTTCCAAGATCAGGATCGACATTATTAACAGCATTACTTAATCAAAATCCAGAAATATACGCATCGACAAATTCACCACTTCTGGATACAATACATTATACCGAAGAGTATCTTTTACATAACTCCGAACAATACAAAGCACATCCAAAACCAGAATGTGCTCATAATGTCTTATCTTCAATACCTGAGAACTATTATTTCAATACCTCTCAGAACATTATTATTGATAAGTCCAGAGGTTGGGTGAATCAAGTGGAACATATTCAAGATTACATTACAAAAGAACCAAAGATCATATGTCCCGTCAGAAGTATTCCTGATATTATCTCTTCATTTTTGAATCTTGTTTATCAATCAAAGACAACTTCATTTATTGATGAATCACTTATTAAAAACAGTATAGAAATTAATAATGATAATCGTACTGATTATCTAATGTCGTTTGAAGGTATTATTGGGCAATCATATTATGCATTATCAGAAGCATTCCGTAAGGGTAATAGTAAATATTTGTTGTTAGTTGAATATGATGATTTAGTTTATCAACCACAAAAAGAACTTAATCGCATTTATGATTTTTTAGAACTTCCAAGATTTACTCATAGTTTTGAAAATATAAAACCAAAGTTTGATGAGAACGATGAAGTTTATAATTTAAAAAATATGCATAGTGTAAGAAATAAAATTGAGAAAATACATCGTGATAATACAAAATTTTTAAGTAAGTATATAATCAATAAATATAAACAAATGGAGTTTTGGAAAAAACAAACTCCCAAATATTCTATCTTTGGTATATAATGCCTGTATTTTCTTTAGAAGAATCAAGAGTACTTCAGGTTAAAAATATTTCAGAAAATAATTTTAAGTATTGGCCAGAGTCTGCGACTTATGGTTACTTTGCTGGTGGTGGTACTTCTCCTACTGTTTATGTTAGTACCATAGATCGTCTAGATTTTTCAAATGAAACAGTATCAACTCCTACACCAAAATTATCTTCTGGAAGATCAGGTTTAGCAGCAACCTCAAGTAGTTCTTATGGTTACTTTGGTGGTGGTTATAGTACTCTTCCTAATATTTTTTATAGTACCATAGATCGTCTAGATTTTTCAAATGAAACAGTATCAGTTCCTACGCCAAAATTATCTTCTGCAAGAAATGGATTAGCAGCAACCTCAAATAGTTCTTATGGTTACTTTGGTGGTGGTAATACTGGTGTTTATGTTAGTACCATAGATCGTCTAGATTTTTCAAATGAAACAGTATCAACTCCTACACCTAAATTATCTTCTACAAGATCATTTTTAGCAGCAACCTCAAGTAATTCTTATGGTTACTTTGCTGGTGGTGTTAGTAATCCTCCTCTTATTTATTATTGCACCATAGATCGTTTAGATTTTTCAAATGAAACAGTATCAACTCCTACACCAAAATTATCTTCTGGAAGATCAGGTTTAGCAGCAACCTCAAGTAGTTCTTATGGTTACTTTGGTGGTGGTGTTAATAGTCCTCCTAATATTTTTCATAGTACCATAAATCGTCTAGATTTTTCAAATGAAACAGTATCAACTCCTACACCTAAATTATCTATTGCAAGAAATGCATTAGCAGCAACCTCAAGTAGTTCTTATGGTTACTTTGGTGGTGGTTATATATCTCCTCCTGCTACTCGTTATAGTACTATAGATCGTCTAGATTTTTCAAATGAAACAGTATCAACTCCTACATCTAAATTATCTTCTGCAAGAGATTCATTAGCAGCAACCTCAGGTGGTCAATCAATTTTTCGTGGTTCTAAGACTTATGGTTACTTTGGTGGTGGTTATGGTCCTCCTAATTTTAGTACCATAGATCGTCTAGATTTTTCAAATGAAACAGTATCAACTCCTACACCTAAATTATCTTCTGTAAGAGGATTTTTAGCAGCAACCTCAAGTAGTTATTATGGTTACTTTGGTGGTGGTTCTCCTCCTGTCACTTGTACCATAGATCGTCTAGATTTTTCAAATGAAACAGTATCAACTCCTACACCTAAATTATCTATTGCAAGAGATGGATTAGCAGCAGTCTCAAGTAGTTCTTATGGTTACTTTGGTGGTGGTGGTACTTCTCCTACTGTTTATGTTACTACCATAAATCGTCTAGATTTTTCAAATGAAACAGTATCAACTCCTACACCTAAATTATCCCAGGCAAGAGGACTTTTAGCAGCAACCTCAAGTAGTTCTTATGGGTACTTTGGTGGTGGTTTTAGTACTCCTCCTACTATTCTTTATACTACCATAGATCGTCTAGATTTTTCAAATGAAACAGTATCAACTCCTACATCTACATTATCTCCTGCAAGATACCATTTAGCAGCAACCTCAAGTAGTTCTATTGGTTACTTTGCTGGTGGTATTACTTCTATTTCTGTTTGTACCATAGATCGCCTAGATTTTTCAAATGAAACAGTATTAACTCCTACACCTAAATTATCTTCTGCAAGATATTCTGTAGCAGCAACCTCAAGTAGTTTTTATGGTTACTTTGGTGGTGGTTATAGTTCTGGTACTAATGTTAGTACCATAGATCGTCTAGATTTTTCAAATGAAACCGTATCAACTCCTACACCTAAATTATCTTCTGCAAGACGAGGTTTAGCAGCAGTCTCAAACTCAAACTAAATAAAGTTACTTATATAATTCATTATGAAATCTGGAGCAACTGAAAGTTCTTTTTATTATCTCAATCAATATTATCAATTTCCAAATAATGTTGAAGTTTCAAGAAGTATAGAGATACTATCACAATCAAATAAACAATATAAAATTCTTTGGGCACACGACAACTGCGATCAACCACAACTCGCAAAACTTCCAGAACTTATATCACAGATTGACTTAATTGTTTGTGTATCAAAATGGGAGAAAGAACAGTACGTCAAATACAATAGAGCACCCGAAGAAAAAATAGTAGTCATTCCAAATGGTGTTGCGGATATTTTTAATCTCAAAACACCAAAATCAAAAACAGCAATCTATTTCTCTGGACCACACAAAGGTATTACACCACTTCCAAAAATCTGGAAGCAAGTCATTAAGAATCATCCAGATGCAAAGTTAAAAGTATTTTCTTCTCATAATCTTTATGGAGAACATTACGAACAACACTCTAAGATTCCAGAACATCTGGAAGCAATTGAAGAACTAAAGTCTCTTCCTGGTGTAGAATACTCCCCCAGTATTGACCGCGAAGACCTTCTATCTCATATTCAAGATGCTGCATTCTTCGTGCATCCTAATATCTGGGAGGAGACCTTCTGCGTGTCTATGGCGGAGGCAATGGTGTGTGGATGCTATCCAATTACTTCTGATATTGGAGCACTGAGTGAGATTTCATTCAATCGTGGTAAGTATATTCCAATGCTTGGAACTAATACCTCAGTTGGTTGGGATCCATCTCCAAAGTTTATCAATGAGTTCGCACAAGAACTTTCAAGATGTTTTGAGTTCTTTGACGATCAACCAGAAACATTTTATACGGCAACAAAAGAACTTTCACAGATTGCGAAAGAAACTTATGATTGGAAAAAGATTGCAACATACTGGGAACAACTAATTAATACAATAACTGATCAAACAGATCACAAAGTTTCTTTAGATAATGATAAATTGAATTTTAAAACGAAAGTAACAAATAATTTAGAAGAGTATCTTAGTTGGTTTTCTAGTGTTAATTGCTTAGCCCCAAGACATATTGGATACTTATATAAACTCAAATACAAAGATGATATTGAACCTAAGGTAGTTTATGATATTGGAGCAAACTGTCTTCATTGGTATAATCAGGCAAAAGAATGTTGGGATAATGCCGAATATTATCTAATGGACGGTACAAAACATTTTGAATTTTTATATAAAAGAAGTGGAAACAAATATTCAACTGATGTTTTAAGTGATGTTGATGGAAAAAATGTTACTCACTATGAAAATATTCAAAATTCTGGTGGAAACTCATATTATGAATTGAATTATAAAGACTTTCCTGAAAGTACAATTCCATTTAAAAATCAACATTATACCGAAACGCAAAGAATCACCAGATCTTTGGATAGTATTGTGAGAAAAAATAATTGGAAAAAACCAGACTTGATTAAAATGGATGTTCAAGGAGCAGAACTTGATATTCTAAGGGGTGCAAAGGAAACTCTTAAAACTTGTGATCATTTAATTTTGGAGTTGCAAACCAAAGAATATATGAAAGGAGCACCTATGCTCCAAGAAGTTGTGGAGTATTTAAAAACATTTGGATATGAATTAGAATCAAATATTTGTATTAGTATAGTTCAAGGTGTTGATGGTGACTATCATTTTGTAAAAAAAAGTAGTTAGAAGACCAAGATACTATTGTATGGTGAATATGAGGTGCTCTGAGAAATATACTCGTCATAAATAGAAATACAATATTAAAACAATTGGATAATTATGCCTAACAATTATGAAGCAATTGCTCTTGCAACATCTAAAGAAGTTTTGGATGATGATAATGAATTTATGCTTAAGATTCTTCACGAAGCAACTCGTTGGGAAGAAAGTGAATTCGAACTTTCGCAAGGTCGTTCAAATTTTCAGATTGAGAAATTTATCATTCATGATAATTTTACAATCCCATCGGCATTTAAAGCAGCACTTATTAATCGTAGAAGTGTAGCAGAGGGTCTTTTACAGCAAGTTATTGATGCAAAAAGAGCAGCAAGAGAATTTTATTATAAGTGGGACGGAAAGGATAAGACGCAACCAATTTGGTGGAAAACTAGGCAGGGGGGTGAAGAACTTACTTGGTATGATATTGATGAGTTTCATTTTCATCGTATGCTTGAAGGTTTGAATCGTGGATTTAAAGCTTGTGTGGAAGAACTTGAATGTTTTGATACATTAATTACTCGTCTGACTGAATTGAATGGTGGTCAGTTGGTTTCGAAGATTCAATATGACGAAGATCAACCAAACTACTGGGAACGCAGACTTGCGAATCAATCTTTGGATGATTTACTTGCAGCAAAAACTGGTGTGAATGCTGGTAATATTCGTTCTATGCGTCGTGCAAGTGCTCCGACTGTTCTTCCTGATGATGTAAATCGTACTAAGGGAACCTTTGGTGATCCAAATGACCCTATGGACTTCTTGAGTAATCTTCAACAAGCAGTTTCTTCTGGTATTGAAGAAATTACAGGTATAGATCAGAAACTTCTTCGTGCTATTGAAGAAGAAGAACAAAAGAAAATTCCTCAGTCGTTATTTAATCCCGACCTTAAAATAGAGTAATTTCAGATGCCTTTTGTAGGAGATATTTTTGGTTTAAATAATGTTTATGATCGTCAGGTTTTAAATATAGACAATCGCAATTTTTCGAGTTGGCCAGAGTCTGCGACTTATGGTTACTTTGCTGGTGGTTATAGTCCTCCTAATGTTAATACCATAGATCGCCTAGATTTTTCAAATGAAACAGTATCAACTCCTACACCAAAATTATCTTTTGCAAGATACGGTTTAGCAGCAACCTCAAGTAGTTCTTATGGTTACTTTGGTGGTGGTTATACCTTTCCTCCTGTTATTAGTTATAATACTATAGATCGTTTAGATTTCTCAAATGAAACAGTATCAACTCCTACACCTAAATTATCTACTGCAAGATCTTTATTAGCAGCAACCTCAAGTAGTTCTTATGGTTACTTTGGTGGTGGTGTATCTGGTGTTAGTACCATAGATCGTCTAGATTTTTCAAATGAAACAGTATCAGTTCCTACGCCAAAATTATCTTCTGCAAGAAATGGATTAGCAGCAACCTCAAATAGTTCTTATGGTTATTTTGCTGGTGGTTTTACTGGTGTTTATGTTAGTACCATAGATCGTCTAGATTTTTCAAATGAAACAGTATCAACTCCTACACCTAAATTATCTATTGCAAGAAATGCATTAGCCGCAACCTCAAGTAGTTCTTATGGTTATTTTGGTGGTGGTGTTAATACTCCTCCTTTTACTTATTATTGCACCATAAATCGTTTAGATTTTTCAAATGAAACAGTATCAACTCCTACACCTAAATTATCTTCTGTAAGAGGAGATTTAGCAGCAACCTCAAGTAGTTCTTATGGTTACTTTGGTGGTGGTGCTACTCCTACGTTTGTTAGTACCATAGATCGTCTAGATTTCTCAAATGAAACCACATCAGTACCAACATCTAAGTTATCCCAGGCAAGACAATTTTTAGCAGCAACCTCAGGTGGTCAATCAATTTTTCGTGGTTCTAAGACTTATGGTTACTTTGGTGGTGGCCTTGATGACAATCTTGTTAATATTTGCACCATTGACCGTATAGATTTCACAACAGAAACTGTATCAGCACCAGGAAAGAATTTAACTCAAGCAAGAAATGGTTTAGCAGCAGTTTCTAATTCGAATTATGGTTACTTTGGTGGTGGTTATCTTACTTTTGGTTCTGCATTTTATTGCACTATTGACCGTTTAGATTTCTCTAATGAAACCGTATCAGCACCAACTCCAGCAAAATTAACTCAAGCAAGAAGTGGTTCAGCAGCAGTCTCTAGTTCTAATTATGGTTATTTTGGTGGTGGTTATACATCTCCTCCTACTGTTTTTTACTGCACCATTGACCGTATAGATTTCTCAACAGAAACTGTATCAGCACCAGGAAAAAATCTAACTCAAGCAAAAAGTATTTTAGCAGCGGTTTCTAGTTCTAATTATGGTTATTTTGGTGGTGGTTATTTTAGTCCTTTTCAGACATTATATTGTACTATTGACCGTTTAGATTTCTCTAATGAAACCGTATCAGCACCAGGAAAAAATCTAACTCAAGCAAGAAATGGTTTAGCAGCAGTATCAAATTCGAATTATGGATACTTTGGCGGTGGTGGTGTCATTTCATCACAGGTTTGCACCATTGACCGTATAGATTTCTCAATAGAAACTGTATCAGCACCAGGAAACAATTTAACTCAAGCAAGGTGGTTTCCCGGAGCAGTATCTAACTCTAATTATGGTTACTTTGGTGGTGGTTTTGCTCCACCATGGATTTGCACCATAGATCGTTTAGATTTCTCCAATGAAACTGTATCAGCACCAGGAAAGAATCTAACTAAAGCAAAATATGTTTTTGCAGCAGTCTCAAACTCAAACTAAATAAAGTTACTTATATAATTCATTATGAATGATATTCTTGCGAATGTTTTAATTCAACCAAAAGTTGTAACCGGGGAAGGATTAAAATTTTTGACTGATCATATGAGAAATTCTCATAAAGAACAACTGGCAGTTTTTGATGGTAAAAAAAGTGATGAAACTAGAGAGAGTCAATCAAAAATAGATTTAAACACAAGAAATGTAAAGTGTGCAAATATTATTCCTGTTTTTTCACAAGTTAAAGATTTACTAGATAATGTAGTTAAAAATGTAATTAATCCTTTTTATCAATTTGAAATTAGAGATAGTGAAGAACCTCAATTACTTTGTTATGAACCTGGAGGTCACTATAAACCTCATAATGATTCTGATGGTTTATGGATGAATCCAGATGGAACTCAGATATGGAAAAAAACAGTAGATCGTGATTTATCAACTGTTCTTTTTCTAAACGATGATTTTGATGGTGGATACTTTTCTTTTCCTGATTTGAGAATTAAAATTAAACCAGAACCCGGTCTTCTTGTTTGTTTCCCGTCATCAAGATGGTTTATGCATACGGTAGAACCAGTTATTTCTGGAAATCGTTATACTCTGGTAACTTGGATGAGGGTTAAGGGATTTAAAACAAAAGATGAAATAGATGAAGAGATTGCAAATAAATATAATATAGAGGTTTACTAAAAATGACTCAATTAATTAAGCATTATCTTATTGACCGTGATAATGGTATGTGGGCAACATATATACCACTGGGTTATATAATGCCTAATATTAAAGGATTGGAAACAAAATATTCTCTTTTTACTCAAGAACGAGTTCCTTTCTTCTTATCAGAAGTTCCTGATTATTTTGAATATGAAGTTGTGGTTCCTCAGCAAGAAGTTATCGAGTACCAAAATAATTTAAATATTACAGTTATTAGTTCTACTGAAAGACAAATTGAAGTTTCTGTTTCTGATCGTTTAGATTTGGAAAAAACTGAAGAAACAAGAATAGAAATTGTTTATGATGTAGTTTATAGAAAGCCACATATTCTTTCAGAAACTGAGGGTGAAGGATTAAAAATTTTAACACAACAAGAATGGGATGATGAAATTTCTAGATTTGATTCTTATAGAACACAAGATAGATACAATACTCTCAGAGAAATTCGTGATAAAATATTAGAACTAACTGATTGGATGGTAATTAAAGATTTGGAACAGACCGGATCTATATCTGTAGAGTTTAAAACTTGGAGACAAAATTTAAGAAATCTTCCAAACTCATCTACATTTCCTATAGGATTTCCAACTTTACCAACAGAACTTCAAAGTCATTCTGAAATCATTTCATTATATGCTAGATTTGATGAAGTGAAATCTATTCTTATGATTCACGATCCATTAAGTAACCCGTAACATTTTTTATTTTTATCATAAGCATAATCTGCATATTTTCCATTC